TACATTTGCTGTAAATTTATATCCAGATGAAATCTGTAGTTTCTCTGGTACGTCTGCTTGTGAAGTACCAACATTGAACGACATATTTATTACTGCTTGTGAAGCAGACTTAGAGGCAGGAATATAACCAAGAGTTTCTGCGTGAGATACTACACTCGATCTTAACTGAGCAGTATTCAGAAACGACTCATTCAATGCCATGTTTGCAGTCAAACCATTTAGGTGCGTGTTATATGCAAGAACATCTAAAAGGTTATTCAGACCAGATGCATCAAAGTCGTAGTCTTTAAACTCTTTCTGCTGTTGTAAATATGTCTTTAGATTGTTTTTGATTGCATCGAAATCTAAGGAACTTGATTGAATTGTTGTTGCCATTATCGTAACCTTGATAGTCTTGTAGTAAACTCTTCTTCAGAAGCAGAGTTTTGTATGTTAAATATAATCGTGATAGAAATACTATTTTGATCTGGTTCCATATCAGTGTATACCTTTATAGTCATAGGATCAACTCTTGGTTCAAATGCTCTTATGTTCTCTATAATCGCAATTGCCATTTGAGATTCTGTTAATTCATCTGCGAACTCAAACAAATAATCTCTGAGGTTTGCACCAAAGTATGGATTAAAAGGTTTCTCGGTTCTTGCAGTCATCAAGATATTTCTCAATGCTTGTTTTACAGAAGCAACCGAAGATTTTTTATATAAGTCACCCGCACCCTTCGCTGTAAACGAAAGATCTAAATCGATAAACTCACGGTTACTCGAAGACTTAACTGTTGAAGTCTTATTGAGTCCCCCGTCTTCTACTGAAAATGCACGTGCCATTATAGTTTCCTAAATTCTATAAGTCTATTTATACATCATTTACAACTTCTAATAACTCATTTGCACTTAAAAGTGTACCATTGTAAAATGTTTCTACGTTATTAGCATATGATATATCGAATGTTTCTGGTACTGTAGGTACCTCTATTGTTACTTGAGCATTTAATGATCCATCTGGATTCCAATTATCATACTCTAAAATCAACTTATCAAAATTAGCATAGTCCTTCCAGTACTCTGCGAGATCAAATGTTCTTTCGAAATCAACAGATCCATTCTCATCAATCATTCTATATGATACCATTTGACCATCTTGTTTCTTAATGTTATCACCCGCAACTGTCTCCAACGGCCCACCCCTGTAGACACCTTCTACAACTACGAGTCGAACATCTTTGAAGAAATCTTGATTACCATTAATCATTCGGAATAGTTCTGCATGTAGATATAGATTACGAGAAAGTTGCTTACGTGCATCTTGATCGTTCTGGTATTTGCCTATAGTAGATAAACTACATGGGTTTCCTTTAGATCCAAGAAACTTAGCAATTGAACATCCAGGCGATAGTTTAGTGCCCGAAGTAATTGTTTCTGCAAAATTTGGATTGTACTTTTGGTCTGGTATAATAATCATTTAAATCTTTTGCCTCTATTATCAACTGAGTTGCCCAATGCATTATAACCAAATCTTGGTGACGTTGTAGCAGGTGCGACACGACCAGTCTTAGGTGGTGTTGGAACTTTCCACTCACCAGATAATATTCCATCTGTCACGAGTAGATCTACCACTGTGGTTCCCTCATCATTTGCGATTGTTCTGTTTGCAGGATCTCTCAATGTAGAACGTACCTCATCAAGTGTAGGGACTTTCTCATACAATCCTGCGTAGTCATCTCTGAATAATAACTTGTTACGTAGATCATCTTTCGGATCAATCACGATTGGTCTAATTGCTAAATGACCTTCGGAAAGTATACCTGCAACTGCATCACATATAGGTACAGGTTTCAACGGTGTGAGTGATTCCATATTTGTAGGTACGTCTGGTGCACCACCACTTGGTTGCCCAGGCGACTCTTTCGATGCCTTCTCTGAAGTCTTAGCATTCTCTGCTTTATGTGCATACTTAGATTTGATTGCTTCGAGTGCTTGTCCATGGAATGAACCATAGAAAGATGCACCAGATGTAAATGGTACTGCACCCTGCGGCCCCATGTATACTGGAGAGGTCATCTCAACCTGTTCACCACCCATGGCACCTTTCATACCCAATACTGATATCTCAGTGGCAGATATGTTGCCTTGTAATGCAGACATTGCAAACTCTTCTTCGGCAGATACTTGGAATCTATTGGCAGTAAAGATCTCACACTCCGCACCAATGTTATTCTTCCAGTAACCTTTTACAATATGATCTTCGTTACCTAACACAGTTCTTGCTTCATGCTCAACTGTTTTAAATACAGCAGAACCCTTTGTTGTATAGTTTGTATTGAGACCTACCTTAGTTGTGTTGCTCTTACGGTAGTTACTATTAACATCTCCGTTGACGTTGACATTATAGTCACCCCCAACATCTACATTGTAATCTCCTGTAACCTCAAGGTTCAGATTACCATTATACACTAATTTTCCGTTACCTTCAACTATTACTGTCTGATCACCACCAGTAACTTCTACTTTATTATTGACCGCACTGATAACAACAGATCCATCCGCACGTACTTCTACACCCGCACCTGTTCGGTGTTTGAGTAGGATACGTTCTCCGCCAGGCGTATCATCATATGAAATGATATGACCAGAAGTTGTTTCTTTTACTTGGTTGTGTGGGAACTTAGATGGTTCTTGATCTTCGAGATCTAAATCTGTTCCTATAGATCCTCCACCCAGATAAAGGTTCTCTACCTTTAGTCCACGGGCAGATTTGTGAATCGAGGATCCATAGTGATATTCCTGTTTAGGATACTCACCAGTAGGATCTTGGAACCCGTCCTGTGGTATTCCCTCTGTGTTTTCAATAGAAGGATCTGTACCTATATCACGTTTTTTATTTGTAGTTGTCATACTGCACTCGCACTTACCAATTCACTTGGTGATTTAGATTGTTCGGTCAACGTGTCTTTATATACTGACTTCTTACCGAACTTGTTTTCAACATAAGATTTAATATCCATGTATGGGTCTCTTGATGCTTCATCAATATCATTATGACCAAGTACTTGTCCGCCTGGGACTACATGATAGAACGACTGACATATTGCTTCTAATGTTTTCATCTGTGATTGTGTAAAGGATCCAGATGATAGATTAAGCAAAGGGTCTTGTGCTTCGGATGCAACATTTATACCACCAACTAAACATACGTCAATACAATTAGCACTGTGACCTAATATGTCACTGGCAGTACTTACAGTGTCCAAAGGTACTCCTCTTTGTAAAGTACCGTCCCTTCGTATAACTAAATGATACTGAATACCATCATGTCCTGCTTCGTTGTGTCTTATATTAATTTCTTCTGCACCAATATTAGCATTTGTGAATGATTCACTTGCATGAATTATTAACTCTGATACTTCTCTAACATTAGTCTTAAACTCTAAACCAAGTTCTTCTTTAGAATTGATGTATGGGAATTCTGTTGTATCTGCTCCACTGTATCTTTTAGCAAGTTCTTTCAGTGCAATATCTTCTGTATAGAATTCACCTGCTTCTGAAACAATAGATCCAGATATAGTACTATCGACTTTATCTAATGCAGATGATATATCACCTATTTCTTTATCAAAGGCATCTATTTCTGATTGGGGTATTCCATTTGCTTCGGCAAGGTTCTTAACCTCTTTAGTGAATCCATCAATTGTTTCACCGTTTGCTTTACTGATAATACCTTTCATTTCTGCGGAAGTATTCTCACTCTTCAGTGCAATAGATTTTGCCGCCTTTGTTAGATTGATGTCACCACCTTCCATCACATCTTTAAGTATGGTAGACATAAAACTACTATCGAGGTTAAATCCACCCAATGCTGATTGTAATGCACTACCAACAGAACCAGTCAAATCTTCGAATAGATCCTGTGCGGTACCGAGACCAGTTTTTATTTTTGATCCTACCGCATCAACAAGATCACCAACTGCACCTGCAACTGAGTCGAGCAAACCACCCAATGGTGATTTATCCTTGGGTAGTCCTTCTGTTAATGCACCTGTTGCATCTGCTACTGCACCATCAATTGTAGAGTTGACGGCATTTGTTGCATCTGCTACTGCATTAGCGGCATCATTTGCAACACCTTCTACTGCGGATACTGCTTCTGCCATATCAGTCATTGCTTTACTACTTTCAATATCTGCTTTTGCCTTATCCAATTCACCTTTCATTGCATCAACAGATGCAGTAAGTTCATCACCCAATCCACCTGCCTGTGCGGTTGCTTCACCTGCAACGGCAGAGATCTCACCTAATAGAGAACCTTTTCTTTCTATTGCTTCTTCCACAGCACCTACTAATTCATCAAGTACTGCACCTCCAATACTAACAATAGTAATTGGTTCATTGGGTGGAACAATACCTGTCAGTGAAGCAGTAATAGAGGATAGTGCAGATTCCACATCGGTTCCAGACATAGAGACGGTGGGGATTGATGCCCCTGCAACCAGAGACTCCGTTCCAATGGTGTCACCTGCACTATCAAATGATAATGTGGATATTTGTTCTGCCACATTTGTAACTGTCGCAACACCTGCGGATAGACCAACCTTGAATGCATCTGCATCTGGTTTGGGTATTCCACCTGCGCCTGGGAGTACTTGTGCTAATTGACCCGCACTACTTCCTGCTATGGATTGCTTAATTTTATCTTTGTTATTATCTAAACTTTTAATACCATTTACGGTAGTGCCGACATCTGTTCCAAGTACCGTATTATTATTTAATACCTGTACGTCTTTTACTTTTGCCACAGACGTAGTAATGTCATCCTTATAGGACTCTAACTTGGTGTTTGCTTTTAATTTACTATTGAGTGTATCTAATGACATCTTATACCTTCTTATTCGAATATAGTTCGAATAGTCTTAATGCACCTGCATCATAGTCCTTCTTAATTGGAGCATAATGTCTTCCTATGATAGAACCCAATGCTCTTCCCTTGTTTTTATCAATAACATCTGAATTAAGAATACGAATGTTCGCATCTACATGTGAACTATTTAGTTCAAACAATATGAACGATAATTGAGTAGAGAAGTGCCACCATGTGTTACTGAATGCTTTTAATCTTGCAAATCTCACGTTAGACCAACCACATAAACCTATACCACCATCATTCTCAAATGTGGTGTCAAACTTACTATTGACTGTTTCGATGACACCGACTAATGCGGATGCTTGTTTAATTGTATATCCATTAGACAGGAAGAACTTGATTGCAACATCTCTTCTGTAGAGTGTTGTCTTTCCTGTAGGTTCTTCATCTCTAAGATCATTATACAATGCAGAGTCATCTTCGTCAACCCCAGATATAGATTGATTGTAGAAATCTTGGGTAGCAGTTGTTCTTTCTAATAGATTGTCATATGCTACTGATTTTTGAACTGGTGTTGGGAACTCTGTCCTTGGCATAGATCCTATTACAACAGGAACTTGTGATTCTTTACCATCCATAAACATGCCGAATACTAATGCACCTGCTTGTAATGATGGAGAGAATCCTAAACCAGACACACCACCTTCGGTAGTAGGAATAAGACATTGTGCCCACGGAAGATCGTTCTGTGGAATGAATCGAGTGGCAGGATCATGTACACCATGTATCCTTATTCGAACACGACCTTCATATCCATAGGGTGGAGATGCATCAATAACATCTGCAACAAACCATCGTGTACTGTCACCGTAATACTTATTCATCTCTCAAACCTTTCTCAAGTTTTGCCACAGTCATGGCAATGTTATGTGCAGTACCACCAAACTGGTGTCTTGTATTATAAACAATAAAATCACCACTCCTAAGTTGATCTAATCCATTCTCTGGATTTCCTGTCAAATCATCACTGATAACATTGATTCGTATTTTATCACCCACGGATCCACCCGACTTAATAAAGCCTGGGCCAGGGACTGTAATATCATACATGTTTTTAAATATCATGTTTCGGTAAGATGCACTTTGAATCTTCTTTAAGAACATAGCACTTGTTACCTCATCATGTAGTGATTTACTATCACCATATACACCACGTGATACTACGTTATGATATATACAAGCATCTGTATCATGTAGATGTGCACCTTCGATATTAACATCTTCGAAGTCTGGTGTTTTATAAAATGGGTTATATATGTTCTGCTTCTCTTTGCTTATTATACCTGCTTCGTCTGCTTGTGTCAAGAGTTTTTCTATAGAAAAATGCTGTGCTGTCGTACGACCAGTACTTAAATCGGTGACAGTATACTTTGATCCGATACCACCAGACATTAACTGAGTCAAAGTATTTTGCATCTTTGTTGCTTTCATACTTTGTATTTGGAAATACTGTAAGTCTGGAGTACCATTCTCTTCTTGCATCTGTACATTAGATGGAGAGTAAACATATGGTATCGAAGCATTCCATGCAGGTTGTTCTAACATTGTATCTAAACTACCCAACCTAAGATTGTTGTCGTGCATAGATGCGTATAGAAAGAAAGGTGCACCAACATCTGTGGTTGCTTTAGTGGTCAACCACGATGCCGCCTCAAGTGGATGCATGTATGGTATAACCCCACGGAAATTACTTTGTACTGTACCTGCCGAATAAGATAGGTCAACATTTTTACCGACTTCGTTCTGGCATAATTTTACAATCTCTCTCTGGAGATCATTCTTGATGGAACGAGATATATTTTTTGTCTTAGAGATAAATGCGTGTTCATCCATCAATGATACAATAACCATCGAAGAATTACCACTGTTAGAGGATTTTTCTATTGCCTCAATACCAGTCATGATGAATACTCTATCCATCACAATACTATCGGTAGACCCATCTGCTACAAATTCAGATTGAAGTTGAATGTGTAGACGTTCGGTGCCAGAAAAATTAGTAGAGTCGAATATTCCTTGATCGTCTCCTATACCAATTTTACCAGTAAGAAATGGTTTGTCTAATGATTCATATAATACAAGTTCGACTATTAACGGACGTATGTCTAAATTAAGGTTCGGTAATCTCTCGCTCGTGATTAATGCCTTTTCATATTTAAACTGCGATTGTCTTTTCATTATGTTTGGTCTGTCATTGCTTTATTGAAATCAGATGCCACACCTGCTATTTGACTTGGTGCGATTACTTTTATTTGACGTAGTTTCTCATTTTCTTGTCTTAGGTTTTCGAGATAACTAATAGCAATAGCACCACCGAGATCTTGACTCAGTGGATTTATATCAACCCAATCACCAGATGCATCTTCATAATGATGCACCCCTTTTAATTGAGAAGACTCTGCATAGACAATCATAGATGTGGTTCCACCTGCGGGGTTAGGATAAATGAGATCTTCCCCTACTCTGAATTTACCATCTGTAGTATTTGTAGTTTGAATAACATACGACAATGTATATGTTGAGTTTGGTGAGAAACCAATAGCAGATATCGTAACCGTTCTACCAAAGGAATCTATATCAATATCGATATTGGTAAGTGTTTCACCATCACGTTTCAATACCCACTGAAGAGGACTGACAAATGTTTCTGCTTCTGCCAAATCTGTTCTTTCTAAAACAAGAACACCATTACTATTTGGTTGTACTGATTGTTCTGAGACTTCACTCTGAATACTTGCATTTAACGTATCAACGATAAACGTACCGTGAGACAAATCTCTTTTAATAATTATACCTACAGTACCAGATACGTTACCATGAACGACTGTCCCGACAGGGAAGTTATCTGGAGCAGTACCAATTAACTTTGTACGAGTAATCGGTTTATTATCGGCATCATAGTAATCAATAACATCTTGGTGTTGCATTTGACATGTTACCATTCTATGTGGGTACCTTAATTCTGCCGCCGTATCAACCTCGTGAAGTGTTAAGGGCCATCCCCTTTCTCTTATGTGGTCATTTGCAAGAAAGAATGTCCAGTAATAATCAGTAGTACCATAAATTTTAAATGATGTTTGGTCTGGTCTTTCGTTAGCAGGTATGGTATAATCATCTATCATCATAGATGTAGATTTAACTTGATCTACCATATCTACATAGTTTGTTATGTCTGTAGCAATAGAGAAACCTGTCTCATTTCCAAAACGATATAATGTTGGTTTAAAACTTTTAAAGTATGACATTTAGAAACCCTCCATAATATCTTTCTTGGTTAGAGCGGAAGTTTCTTGGAAACGTAGTGTCATATCAACTTCTAAAAAACTACCATCTTCATGCATTGCCATTGATGACGCATTGAATACTGTATCCACACCTTTAAGGAAACATGGTTTAATCTTCGCAAGATTCTCCATCTCCTTACCGTCATATTGAAATGCTAATTGAAACTTATTTGGGAACTTGTAACCCAATGATATACTTCTCTGGTCACCAACAGGTAACGTAATATCTTCGGGGTATAGTTCTGTTCTAAATGTTTTAATGATCTTAGTAATCATTGCCTGTTCTTTGGGTGACTTGGCAATCATCTTAAAGTTAAATGCAAACTCACGTATGTTTGGTTGATCAAAAACAGCACGTTCGTTCGGGTTAAGAGTAACACCACCAGTGACCTGTGCTACCTGTCCTATTTCAGCACCAAAGGTTGGTATCTTTTTACCCAATTGCACAGCGGCAAGTTTTGCCAGATCCCCACCTTGAGCAGGCGCACTACCATTGAAGTTCTCTAAGAAGGATCCGATACCACTTGTCATTGCCTGTGCCATACCCATACCAGTTTCCATGGTGGCACCCAACTGTCCTAACTGAACATTTCTATATGCAACGTTATCATTAAATGTTAACCCAAGAGGTAGGTACATAGTGATACTTTCTCCCGATACCTTTATCTTCGTACCGACCACTTCTTTTACTGATTTTCCTACATACTCCTTAGTCGCATTCGCAACTTTTGTAAGGATATCTTTTTTATCACCACCTTCTTCCGTTGCCCTTTCTTCAGCAGACTTCTCAATTGCTTTTTTATTTTCCTGCTCTGCTTTTGCCAACTCAGATAGCAGTGCGGTATTATCTCTATACTTTTCCTCAATAATAGTAAAGGAAACAGTTGCCTTGTAGTCATCATTATGCAACGGGTATCGCATATTTTTGATACTACCAAGATCGATAGATTCGGTTACCCGACCACCCTTACTCCTAAACTCTTTGGTCTTATCGTCTAATTGAT